GCCAGACACACACAGTCGGGAATATAGGGTAGGGCTATGCCTTGTGTCTGTGTTGCTCTGATTGGTGTCTGTAGTGGCTTAGGATCGCACAGAACATTCGGTTGGTACTTTGGGTGCAGGAAAGGATTGGAGGCGAAATGGTGACTCCTAGAACTGGTGCGCCTAGAGGCAGACCACCGAAACCAACTGAGGTTCACAGGCGGAATGGGAATCCAAGCAGGAAGGCGTTACCTGCTGCACCTGTTCCTTCTTCGGCTTTGGAAGTTGTGAGCCTTGACAATGTTCCTGCTGAACCTTCGGGTTTTGATTCTGTTGCTTCTTTGGTGTGGTCGCAGTTGTGGCGCGCTGGTCGCAAGCATTTGTCCAATGATTCGGATTTTGTGTTGATGGCGTTGTTGTGTTCCAAGATTGCTGAGCGCACACAGTTGGCTGCTTGGTTGGCAGAGGATTTTTCACGCAGGTTCTATGAGACTGCGAATGGTCAGATTGTGTCGCATCCTGCTGTGAAACAAATTGATCAATATGATGCGCAGATCACTTCATGGTTGTCCATGCTTGGTTTCTCTCCTTCTGATCGTGCGCGTTTGGGTTTGGCTGAAGTTCGGATTGCTGATGCGTTGGATCAGTTCCGCCAGAGGAAGCAGGATGCTGGTGGCTGATTGGTTGCCACGATATTTCACGCCACGCAAATCTGATCAGAGTGATGGTGAGTTTGTCGCAGATTTTGGTGCAACTTTTTTGCATGTGTCTAAAGGTGTTCAGGCTGGTGGTGCGTTGGTTTGCACTGATTGGCAACGCTGGCTTCTTGATGGCATTTATGAGAAACGCGCTGATGGGAAGTTTCGTTTTCGGCGTGTGGTTGTTGGTTTGCCACGCAAGAACGGAAAAAGCCTTTTGGGTTCTCTCGCTGGTATCTATGGATTGATTGAAGGCGAAGCAGGTGCGGAAGTTTATGCAGCAGCAGGTGACAGGCAACAGGCGCGTGTGGTATTCAATGAAGCGAAGTGGCAGATCACAAACAGTCCTGAACTGTCTGGTATCTGCAAGGTGTATCGGGATGTGATTGAAGTTCCTGCGACTGGCGCAATCTTTCGTGTGCTTTCTTCTGATGCGAAACTGCAACAGGGTTTGAATCCATCCACTGTGATCTTTGATGAATTGCATGTGCAACCGAATGATGATTTGTGGGATGCGCTCACGATGGGTTCGGGTGCGCGTGTGTCACCGATGATCATTGGTATCACCACTGCAGGGTTTGATTTGGAGTCGTTGTGTGGTCGCCTGTACAACTATGGGAAGAGTGTTGCTGCTGGTGATGTTGATGATCCTGCGTTTGGTTTCTACTGGTGGGAAGCACCTGCGGATTGTTCGTTGGATGATCGGTCTGCGTGGTATGCAGCGAATCCGAATCTGCCTATCGGGTTGATGGATGAAGAGGATATGGAAACCAGCATTCAACAATCTGGTGAAGCAGCAGTGCGCCGATACAGGTTCAATCAGTGGGTTCGCACTTCGGGTGAATGTTGGTTGCCTAAAGGTGCGTGGGAATCTTGTGCAGGTTCTGTCGTGTTTGATCCTGATGAACCTTGTTTTGTTGGTGTGGATATGGCGTTGAAGCATGACAGCATTGCTGTGGTGTTGGCACAACCGCAGGGTGACAGGATCGCTGTTCAGGCACGCATTTGGCATCCCGATATTGAAGGGATGGATGTGGCTGGTGTTGAAGAACATTTGCGCCAACTGCACAGGGATTTCAATGTTGTTGAGTTCGCATATGACCCTGCATTTTTTCAGCGTTCAGCAGAAGCGTTGTTTGATGATGGGTTGCCGATGTTGGAGTTTCCGCAGAATGGTCAGCGCATGATTCCTGCGTGTGGCACAACTTATGAACTGATTGTGGCTGGCAAAATCATTCACGATGGTTCGCCCATGTTCACTGACCAAGTATTATCTGCAGCGCAACGCATGACAGATAATGGTTGGCGATTGAGTAAAGGAAAGTCACGCAGGAAGATTGATGCGTGTATAGCGATGGTGATGGCTGTGGATCGTGCTTCAAGAAAGCAAGAACCGCCACCTGCGCCACCAATGTTTTTCAGTTAGGAGAAATGATGAAGTTAGGTGATTGGATTCAGATTGCAGGGATGCTTTCTGTGGCTGTTGGTGTCGGATTGTTGAGTGTTCCGTTCGGCATCATTGTTGCTGGTGTTACTATGATTGTGGCTGGTGTGTCTTTGAAGATTGGTGAGTGATGCTGGAAAACCTGTTGAATACAGAAAAGCGTGCTATCTCATACCAAACTTTGTGGGGCGCAGGTGACTATTGGATCAACACTACTGATGCTGGCACTGTTATCACGCAGGAAGATTCTTTGCGAATCAATACCGTGTTTGCGTGTGTGCGTTTGATTGGTGATGCTATCAGCACTCTTCCTGTTGATGTGTATCGGCGCATTGATGGTGATCGTGTTCCGTACAGACCTAAGCCTTCTTGGATTGAATACCCTGATTCAGGTGTGACACGCGAAGATCATTTTCTTCAAGTGCTGATTTCAATCATGTTGGCTGGTGAAGCATTTGTGCGCGTGTTGCGCATCAATGGTGAAATTGTTGGTTTGGTTGTTTTGAATCCACGCAAGGTGGAGATCACACGCGAACGCTTTACCGATGGCACTTTGCGAATCGTGTTCAAGATGCGTGACACTGGCGAACTGATCACGCAGGAAGATATGTTGCACATTCCTGATATGCGCATGCCATCTGAACTGCATGGAAGTTCACGCATTGATCTGATGAAACAGTCACTTGGTTTGACGAAAGCGTTGGAAGAGTTTGCAGCGCGTTTCTTCGGTCAAGGTTCTGTCACTTCAGGCATCATTGAATATCCAACTGCGCTCACTAAAGAACAGGCAGACAATCTGCGCAGTTCGTTTGAAGGATCGCATCGTGGTATTCGCAGAGCGCACCGCACTGGCATTCTTTCGGGTGGCGCAAAGTTCACCAAGACTGGTGTTGATCCGAATGAAGCACAAATGTTGGAATCACGGAAGCATGCCGTGGAAGAAGTTGCACGCCTGTTCCGTTGTCCACCTTCGCTTCTTGGTGTCACATCTTCTGGTGCGATGTCATATGCCAGTGTGGAACAGAACGGAATCCATTTCGTTGTTCACACTTTGCGACCATTCATCCAAAAACTAGAAACCGCATATTCGCGCCTTCTGCCTTCGGAAGTGTTTCTGAAGTTCAGTGTTGAAGGCTTGTTGCGTGGTGACACCATGTCACGATTCGCTGCATACTCCACAGGTATTCAGGCAGGGTTCTTGAACATCAATGACATTCACAGGTTGGAAGATATGCGATCTGTTGAAGGTGGCGACATTTACCGTGTGCCGTTGGCGAACATTGATTTGAACGCAGCAAACCTGACTGAAACAGAAAAGCGTGTGAACATGTTGCGCACTTTGGTGTTCTCTGGTTTCTCACCAGAAGATGCTTTGAAGGCTCTTGGTTTGCCAGAGATTGCGCACACTGGTGTTCCTTCAACACAGTTGCAACCTTTGCAGAATGTGAACCCTGATGATCCTGCAAGTGCATATCCATGATCACTAATGGTGTGTTGTCTGTTGGCACTGCTGCTTCACGCATTGATGGTCGCGCTGCTGGTTCTACTTTGCTAACCATTCACAACAACGACAACACTGATGCGATCTATCTTGGTGATGAGAATGTGACAACCGTGAATGGTTTGGTTGTTGCCAAATCGGAACGCATTCAAATGGTGTTGCATCCTTTGGAACAGTTGTACATTATTTCCACAAAGAATGGTCACAGTGTCGGCTGGTTGAGACAGGAAAACTGATGCCATATTTTATTCAAAAAGATCATCCCGATTGTTCAGGGTGGGCAACAGTGAAAGCCGATGGTGAATTGCTTGGTTGCCACATGACAAAACAGGATGCGATTGATCAGGCTGTTGCTGTTGCACTTTCTGAAGGTTCAACATTTGATGGCGAACTGCGAGAACTGCCACAGAACTACAGACCAGCAACAGCAGCAGATGTACCAGAAGGAAGAGCATGCGGAAACTGTGCGTTCTTCAATGAAGAAAACCTTGCCGAAGATGGTCGCGCTTTCTGTGAACAATGGGATGAATATGTTCAAGGAGGGTTCTATTGCAACGCATGGAAACCTAAGAACGCATATCGGCAGACTGGTGCTTCTACTCCTGCACCAAAGAAGGATCAGATCACAGGCAGTGACACCAATCCTGCAGGTTCTGCTTCAGGCAAATCTGGCGGAATTGAAATCAGTGCGGAAACAGAAACAGCGTTGCAAAACAAAGTTGATGAACACAACAAAACGATGCGTGAAGAAAACAAACCTGAATGGACACGCACAACGATGGGTGCAGTGAAGGCTGTGTATCGGCGTGGTGCTGGCGCGTTCTCAACTTCTCACAGACCAAACATGACTAGGGCGCAGTGGGCTTTGGCGCGTGTGAATGCGTTCTTGTATCTCGCGAGAACTGGCGCACCAGAAAACGCGAACTATGTCACAGACAACGATTTGTTACATGAAGATCATCCACGCTTTTCGCAGATGCGTTCGGTGCGTGAACTGCGTGCTGTTGATTTGTCTGCACCAGAGTTCATGCGTGCGAATGCGCGCAGAGGATTGCGCCTATATGCCGAAGGCAAAGGTGGCGATGGTCTAGTTCCGCAAACGATCACGGATGCACGCAGAATGGTTGCAGGCGAAATCAGTGAACAGAAGTGGCGCAAAATCTATGCGTGGATTGCGCGTCATCTTGTGGATTTGGAAGCAGTTGAAGATGGCGAAATCACTGCAGGTGTGGTGGCGCATTTGTTGTGGGGTTCGGGTGCGACACGCTCTGAAGCGTTACGGACTCAGGCTTATGCGAAACGGATCATTGATCAGTTGGATGCGCAAGAAAGAAGCCTTGAAGAGAACACGCACGCTTGGACACACAAGCAATGGTTGCTGTATGACGCGCTAGAAGATATCGCTGAGCGCACAGGCAAATGGATGAAAGATGCCTATGGCGATGGCGCACACTATGTGGAAGAGTCACCATTTCAGGATGAAGGTTTGATCTGTGCGAACTGTGCTTTCTACGAAGGTGGACAGGCTTGCGAAATTGTTGAAGGCGGAATCAAACCGAACGCAATCTGCAAGTTTTGGATCATCCCAAATGTGTTGATCACTGATGCACGCATGCAATCAGGTGAAGCATATGGTGGCATGACAAGCAACATGGATGATGATTTAGAATCAGATGAACCAGATGATTTGGATGGTGAGTGAAAATGGAAATACGC